ACAGTTTTGACATGGGATCCTAATCTCGATAAACTTGTCATAGGTGGTGCTCAAGGAAGATTCAGTGTTAATAATACTATTCGAGCACTGAATACAAATGCTGCATATACATTGGAAAGCTTTGATTCTACTCCACTTAAACTGGCAAATATTACAGTGGAACCTAATCCTATTACAGCAGAACCGGAAGATGATTTTGGATATACTGTATCAATTACTGAATTCCCGGAGACACTATGAAATGAACACAAATAAAGCTCTTGCAGAAACATTAGGAATCCAAATGGTGGAAGAAGTTATTAATCCTCCAAGAAAAAAAGTTCCGACTACTAAGAAAAGAAAAACAACAACTGTAATTGAACATGAATCACCATCTAAATCCGTTATAACGACAGGTGAAGATCAAGTTCAAGACTATAATCTTGGAAGAAAGACGTTAAGAACTCTTATCGATACTGGTATGACTAGTATGGATGACATGAAGGATCTTGCTAGGCAATCTGAAAGTCCTAGAGCATATGAAGTCATGTCTACTATGATGAAAACAATAGCTGATATGACCAAGGACTTATATGATCTTCAGGCTAAGACAAAAGAACTTAACTCAACAGATGATAAGAAGAAAGACACAGATAGTCGAATCAACGTCGAAAAGGCAGTATTCGTCGGAAGTTCTGCGGACCTCCTAAGAAAAATTAAGGAAGAAGAATGAAGTCTTTTAAACAGTTCTTAAATAAAAAAGTCCTGTCTATTTCTGCTCTTGCTAAGAAGCATAAAGTTTCCGAGAAGTATATTAAGAGACAACTTGAACATGGAATCAAAACTGAACATGAGCACACAACTAAAGTTACTGTGGCTCGACAGATTGCATTAGCCCACCTTGGTGAGGACCCAGACTACTATAAGAAATTGAAGAAGATTGAAAAGAAAAAAGATTAATGGCTAAGCCTACTGGTTATAATGGTAATCCCAAACTCCGTCGAGCATTCGTTGATATTGCTCTTACACAGAATCAACTGAACGAATATAAAAAATGCGTCAAGGATCCCATTTACTTCATTCGAAATTACGTCAAGATCGTTGCTCTAGGTAAGGGTATCATTTCCTTTGACTTGTATCCATTCCAAGAGGACATGGTTCTTAAGTTTATCAATAATCGATTCGTAATCTGTAAGATCCCTAGACAGAGCGGTAAGACTATCACAACAGTAGCTTTTCTCCTTCATTCTATTCTTTTCAATGAGAACTATAATGTTGCCATTCTGGCTCACAAAGGTTCGGCTGCTAACGGTATTCTTCAAAGACTTAAGCTTGCCTATGAAAATCTTCCTCCTTGGCTTCAGTCAGGTATCATTGAATGGAACAAAGGAAATATCGAATTAGAAAATGGATCAAAGATAGGAGCCTTTGCTACATCTGCTGACGGTCTCCGATCAGGTTCATATGATGCTATTCTCCTTGACGAGTTTGCATTCGTACCTAATAACATTGCCGAAGAATTTTTCACTTCAACATATCCTGTTATCACCGCAGGTACTCAGACAAAGATCATAGTTGTTTCTACTCCCAAGGGAATGAATCATTTCTATACTATGTGGATTCGTGCAGAAGCAGGTAAGTCTGATTATTTGCCTATTGAAGTTCACTGGTCAGCAGTTCCAGGAAGAGATGAAGCATGGAAAGAACAGACTATTAGAAACACTTCAGAAGAACAGTTCCAGCAGGAGTTTAATTGCCTCCACGGTGAAACTGAAATTGAAGTTTTAGACACTGAAACTAATGAAGTCTTAAAAATGTCGATTGAAGATTTATACAATTTAGTTTAATACAGAATTCCTCAGATTTTATAAATATTTATCTGAGGAAGGATAAAAAATATGAAAACTAAAAATTATAGAAAAATTTACGAATCTTATTATGGCCCAATTCCTAAAGATAATGAAGGAAGAACTTTTGAAATTCACCATATAGATGGAAATAGAAATAACAATTCAATAGAAAATCTTAAAGCTGTTTCTATTCAAGAACATTATGATATTCATTATAAAAATGGTGATTATGGAGCATGTGTCATGATAGCTAAAAGATTAAATCTTCCAAAAGATTATATGTCGAATATTCAAAAAGGCAAAAAAAGACCTGGTATTGGAGGAGTAAAAAAGGGAACACCAAGTAAATTTAAAGGAATAAAAAGAGGTTCTTTAAATATATCAGAAGAAGGTCTTAAAAGACAATCCGAAGCTCGAAAACGTAATAATAAAATAACAGATGAAGACGCTATAAAAATACGTGATTACTATGCTAAAAAAATAAAAATAGATCATTTTCTATTTGGAAAAATGAGAAGAAACGGAAAATTATTTTCATATGAAAGTGTATTTTGTTCTCATTTTTCTCAAATATATAATGTAAGTCCTCAGTACATAAGAAGAATTATAACAGGAAAATCGAAACGTGTTTCATAAAAATACAAGATATAAAATTAAAACTCCAACGGGATTTGAAAATTTCAAAGGAGTATTAAAAAAAACAACTAATAAGATGTATTGTATAACATTTGAAGATGATTCATATATCAAATGTTCAGATGGTCATGGATTTTTAACTGATAAAGGATTTTTAAAAGCTAGTGAATTGACATTAACGAATACTCTAACAGGGAAAAAAATAAAAAACATTAATTTTGAAACAGGGAACTTTGATGTGTATGATCCGGTAGGAGTTGACAGACATAATACTTATTATTCAAATGATATTATATCTCATAATACCGAGTTCTTGGGTAGCTCTAATATCCTTATTAGTTCAGCTAAGATGAAACAACTTATTGTTCTTCAGGAAGATCCTTCATTTAAAGATGGAAAACTCGATATATTCGAAAAACCTATAGAAAACAATACCTATACTATTACTGTCGATGTGGCCGAAGGATTAGGTCAAGATTATTCTACATTCTCAGTTATTGATGTAACACAAATTCCATATAAACTTGTTGCTAAGTTTAGAGACAATACGATTACACCTCTCTTATTTCCTACTAAGATTCTTCAGACTGCAAGATACTATAATGAAGCCTTTATTCTAGTCGAAATTAATAGTATTGGTCTTCAGGTAGCAGATATTATCCATTTCGAATTTGGATATGAGAATCTAATAAAAATCGAAACAAAGGGTAAACAAGGTCAGCTTCAGTCTCCAGGTTTCAAAAAGAGAATTGCATATGGAATCAAAACATCAAAACAGACAAAAGCTATCGGTTGTGCTAACTTAAAGACTCTTATCGAATCAGATAAATTGATTGTAAAGGATCCTGATATAATAAAGGAATTTACAACCTTTGCGGTCGATAAACAAACTTACAAAGCCGAAGACGGAAGTAATGACGATCTTGTCATGACTCTTGTTCACTTTGGATGGCTAACAAGTCAAAGATACTTCAAAGAAAATATCAACTCAGACATTCGAAAAGCTATCCAGAAAGAACAGATGAACCTTCTGGATTCAGATGTGGTTCCTTTTGGCATCATTGACAATGGAATAGATGACCCGTTCAAAGAAAAGAGGCTTAAAGATGCTGAATTATGGGTAGATTCTAGATACGACTTTTCTCTAGAAAATTCAATCAACTTAGACACATTATCTAATCGATGGAAACTATAAAAAACGTCAAAACTCTAAATATATTCACAGTAATGGGAAATTTAATAAACCCCTTATATAAGGAGTAATAATAAAATGGCGTTTCAAATCTCTCCTGGAGTTAATGTTAGTGAAATTGACTTAACAACTATTGTGCCGGCTGTTGGTACCACTGAAGGTGCTTTTGCTGGCCGATTCGTTTGGGGTCCAATGAATGTTGTTCAATCTATCAGCAATGAAGTTGAACTTGCAAATACATTCGGTAAGCCTGACGCAAATACATTTAGATCATTTTTCACATGCGCAAACTTCCTATCATATGCTCGAAATTTGAGAGTCGTTAGAGCAGGATCTAATACAACTTCTAAGAATGCCACATCAAACGGTGGTGGTCTTCTAATTCAAAATAGAAATGACTATGAACTAAACTATCTTGATCTGTCTGCTGCAAATACATATGGAATGTTTGCTGCTAGATATCCAGGAGCTCTAGGAAACAGCCTTAAGGTTTCTCTATGGGCATCTCCAAACACAACTGCATATTCTTCATGGGAATATGCAGAAGAATTTAATGGTACACCAGGAACATCAACATTCGTAAGCAATGTAAATGGTGCTAATGACGAAATGCATATCATCGTCGTTGATGAAGATGGTAGATTCTCAGGTGTTTCAAATACAATTCTAGAGAAATTCTCATATATTTCAAAAGCTTCTGATGCTACTAACGATGACGGTTCATCAAACTATTATATCAATGTTATTAATGATCGTTCACGTTACATTTATGTTCTTGACCATGCTCAGAACAATTCAAATGGATTTGCTCAGACATCTACATGGGGATCTGTGTCATCTGGAACTTCATTCGCTCAAGGAGCAAACTTCTTTACCACTTCATTGAGTGGTGGAGTCGATTCCGCACCTTCAGATTCAGACTTGATTCTTGCATATGACAAGTTCGCTAATGCAGAAGAAATTGACATTTCTCTTGTCTTGACAGGTGCTGCAAACAATACAGTAAGTGAATATATTCTAGACAACATTGTCGAGGTAAGAAAAGATTGTGTTCTATTCATCTCTCCAGAATACTCAGACGTTGTTGACAATTCTGGAAATGAAGTTACAGACTGTGTAGCATATAGAAATCAGTTTAATTCATCATCATACTCAGTTATGGACAATAACTGGAAGTATCAGTTCGACAAGTATAATAACGTCTATAGATGGGTTCCTTTGAACGGAGACATTGCTGGACTCTGTGTCCGTACAGACTTTGAGAGAGATCCATGGTATTCACCAGCCGGATTCAATAGAGGTCAGATCAAGAATGTTATCAAGTTGGCCTGGAATCCAACCAAAGGTAACAGAGATGACTTGTATAGAAACGGAATCAATCCAGTTGTTTCTTTCCCAGGAGAAGGTGTAGTATTGTTCGGTGACAAGACAATGCTTGCTAAGCCATCTGCCTTCGATAGAATCAACGTTCGAAGACTGTTCATTGTTCTAGAAAAAGCTATTGCAAGAGCAGCAAAGTATTCTCTATTCGAGTTCAACGACGAATTTACAAGAGCACAGTTCGTTGCTCTAGTTGAACCGTTCCTACGTGACGTTCAAGGTAGAAGAGGTATCTATGATTTCAGAGTTGTTTGTGACACAACTAACAACACTCCTGAAGTTATCGATAGAAACGAATTTATCGGCGATATCTATATTAAGCCTGCACGTTCAATCAACTTCATTCAGTTGAACTTCATCGCTGTTAGAACCGGTGTTGCATTCGAAGAAGTTGTTGGTAGATTTGGGTAATTAAAACAAGAACTTAAAGGATAGGGAAGTTATTTCCCTATCCTAAAATTATCGTATAAATATAGAGAAAAGAATCTCACATAGGAGAGAACAAAATATGTCTTTTAGAGTACAAGATTTCAGAGCCCAAATGAATTATGACGGTGCTCGACCAAATCTTTTCCAATGTGAACTGACATTTCCTACAGTTGTTTCTGGATCTGGAGCTCAGCAAAAGTTTACTTTCATGGCTAGAGCTGCCCAACTACCAGGATCAACAGTAAATCAAATTCCTCAGTTTTATTTTGGAAGAGAACTAAAGTTTTCTGGTAATCGATCTTTCCCCGAATGGACAGTTACTATTATCAACGACGAAGACTTTATTATCCGAGACGCTTTCGAAAAGTGGATGAGCGGTCTAGATTCTCACGTTGCTAACCTAAGAACTCCTGAATTTATCAAGGGAGATAATGGTGATCAGCAAGACGGATTCGTAACACAATACGGAAAGACTGGAGACATTATCAAGAGATATAAATTCGTAGGTCTGTTCCCAATCGATATCAGCCCAATCGAACTTGATTGGGGAGCTAACGACACAATTGAAGAATATGCAGTCACATTTGCATATCAATGGTGGGAATGGGCAGGTGGAAACAATGGACCTACAACTGACGCTGTTGGTGCTTCAGTTATCACAAGTCCAATTCTTCCTCAGATCCAGTAAAATATAACGTATAAGTAGTACATTGGAGGGTGGAATTTTTCCATCCCTCCTTTCGCAAGATTAAAAATGGAGTATTAATAAGTGATTCTTTTCGGATTTGAAATCAAGAGAAAAAGTGAAGATAAGAAGGCTGATAGCTCACAAATAGATCCAAGTGAAAAAGTTTTCTCATTGCCATCTAACGATGACGGTGCAGTAACTATTCAATCTGGTGCCTATTATGGTCATTATGTCGATCTTGATGGAATTGTAAGAAATGAAATTGAGCTTATTACTCGATACCGAGAAATGTCTCTCCAGCCAGAACTAGAAACAGCTATTGATGATATTGTCAATGAAGCGATTGTTCATGATGATTCTGGGCAATCAGTTGATATTAATATGGATGAACTTAGTCAACCTGATAGCATTAAGAAGAAAATAAAAGAAGAATTTGATTATATTATCAACCTACTAGACTTTGGAAATATGGGACATGAAATCTTCAGAAGATGGTATATCGACGGAAGACTTTTCTATCATGTCGTTATAGATGAAGCAAATACCTCCAAGGGTATCAAAGAAATCAGATATATCGATCCTCGAAGAATCCGAAAAATCAGAGAAATTCAAAAGAAAAAAGATACCAAAACAGGTATGGATATAATTCATAAACAGAATGAATACTATCTTTATAACGAAAGAGGTATCATAGGTGCTCACTCTAATCTTGGATCTAAGATTGCTGTAGATTCCATCATCAATGTCAATTCAGGACTGATGGACGCAAAAAGAGCAATGGTCCTTTCATACTTACATAAAGCTATCAAACCTCTTAATCAGTTAAGAATGATTGAAGATGCTACTGTCATATATCGATTGTCAAGAGCCCCAGAAAGAAGAATCTTCTATATTGACGTTGGTACAATGCCAACAATCAAGGCTGAACAATATCTTAAAGATATTATGACAAACTATAGAAACAAACTTGTATATGATTCTAGTACAGGTGAAATAAAAGACGACAGAAAACATCTTTCAATGTTGGAAGACTTTTGGCTACCTAGACGTGAAGGTGGTAAAGGAACTGAAATAACAACTCTACCCGGTGGACAGAACCTGGGAGAACTAGAAGACGTTAAGTATTTCGAAAAGAAACTATATAAGTCCCTTGGAGTTCCTGTATCTAGACTTGAACAGAATCAAGGATTTTCACTTGGTCGAACAACAGAAGTTACCAGAGACGAATTAAAGTTCTCAAAGTTTGTTCAAAGACTTCGCTCTAAGTTTTCCACTCTATTTGATGATCTTATGAGAGTCCAACTCTCACTCAAGAAAATATGCAATATCGATGAATGGGAGCAGTTTAAAGGTGATATCTGGTATGATTTCAAAAAAGACAACAATTTCAACGAACTAAAAGAAGCAGAACTATTGATGAATAGAGTTGGTATTCTACAACTTATTGATCCATTTGTTGGTAGATATTATTCTATGGAATGGGTTCGAAAGAATGTTCTTCAGCAGACAGAAGAAGACATTGAAGAAATTGATGAACAGATTCAAAATGAGACTGAAGAAACTGCTGCTAAGCAAGCTGCCCTAATGGCTTCTGATCCTACCCTTGCTGGTCAATTACAGCCAGGTATGGCTCCTGGTGGTCAACAACCAATGGGACCAGGTCAGCAACAAGGAATGATGCCTCCTCAGGCAGCTCCAGTTCTTATGACTCCTGAAGGAGATATGTTAAAGCCCGATGGAACTCCTATGAATCCTCCTCCATCAAAATTTGAAACTCAGCCTAATGAAATGGATTTCTCATAACATGCGAAAAAATATCTTTGAAAACTTAAATGCTCTCCAACAGACCGATCCTAAGTCAAAAGCAGCTATGCAAGCAAGGAAAATGGGTCTCAAGTATGTTGGATTTGGAAGATATGAAGATCCAAAATCTAATCAGATAACTCATGTTGTTGTTAATGATTCACTGACTCCTTTTAGAAAAGCTGTCAAAAGCAATACTTTCAGAACACAACAGAATGATGATCTTGGAACATATGCAGCTATTATGCAGCCTCAAATTGATCAGCTTCATTCTACTCTCCTTAAAAGCTATCCAGCTGAAAGATTTGATGATAAGGAATTAGATGCATTGAATATTTTCACTACAGGTGGGCATCATGATATTAATAGTAGACTAGCAAATCTTCCAACTGGAATAAATGTAAACAAGATTGAACCACAATCTTTGGACGATCCATTTCCCGATCTGATAGATTCTCTTGATTCAGCCACAAAAAAAGGAAGAGCTCCTTTTCAGTTTCCCACATATACTAAACTAGGAAATGACGTTGATATTTCACAGCTTGGAGTTGGGACTTCATTCAAATTTAAAGGATTTAGAAATACTTCACTGAACGTAGTAAATGTAGTATCTTCTTCTGATAACAGTAGAATAGATCCAGCATCAGGAAGAAATACTGCAATTGTTCTCCAGATGAATATAAGTAAGAATGCAAGAGGACTCTATGCCTCAGATTATTCAGGTACTCCAGAAGATAATGAATTTATATTGCCCCGTGGAGCCAAAGTTCAAATAGCATCTCCATTTCAAAAACTAGTGGGTAGTGATGCTACAACAGGAAATTTGAATCTGGAAATTTACTATGCTGACTGTATAGTAAAATAACAAAGGAACTAAAAACTAATGAGTAAATATAAAGAAATAGTCGAAGCATGTATGAAGAAGAATCCTTCTGAAGCCAAAGAAAAAGTTAATCAAGCCTTGGGAGAAAAGGTATATGAAAAACTTCAAGAGCAGAAAATGAAGATAGCTGCCTTTCTTCTTCGAAATAATCAGTAACAATGAAAACAGTAAAGCAAGTCATAGTAGAAGAAAAAGAACAGTATTTCAATGTCTCGGAGGTAAAACCTCTGGAGTCACTGGTCAGTCTTGGCTTGCTTGAAGAATCTAAGTTCAACTTAGTTAAAAGAGCTATGTTTTCAAATACATCTGAGATGACTATGGCCGAAAAAAAGTCATTAGTCAGTCTAGTTGAGTCTTTGACCTCATATGTCCTCTACGAGAATCAAGGAAAAGATTATCTAGCAGCTACAGATAAAAAAAGACCAGCTGGTTATCCTTCAGAAGCCAAAATACCTCCTGTACTAATACTCAAAAGAAAAGCAATAAGAGTATATCCAGATAACCAAAAAATAGCATTGTATTATTCACAGAGTCTAGACAAATATATTTCAATTCCATTTGGTCCAAAATCAGACGAGCTTGGTATTCATATGAACGAGGAGAATAAAGAAATAGAAATGAAAAAGATTTCAATGACTCAAGATAAAGAATTACATAGTCTTAGAGAAAGTTCTCCTAGAGAAACATTTAGAAATAAACTGAAAGATGTTCGAGAAGAAAAACTTGACGAATTTCTAGGACCAGCAGTATCGGCCGCTGCTAATATTCTGAGTAAGGTAGGTCCTGGACTTGCTAGAGCAGGAGCTAGAGTAGGAATAGGCACCAAAAATATTATCCGAAAAGGATCTAGGCTAAGTAAGGATCTTCTTAAAAAGGGCGCAGCTAATATAAAAAATAGTTCTGGATCAGGTGGTCCTGAACTAGACCTAGATGGAGTTGTCAGACCTGTTTCTGGTGGCCATGAATTTTCGGCGGCAGGAAGAGCAGGTCCTCCAGTAGGTAATCCTCTTCCTCAGAATAGAATGTCGGCAGGTGTTCCAACTGCAACTGATCTAGTAGCACAGAAGAAACTGTGGTCTGAAGAATCTACTAACGTCGATAAAATTAAACATATGGTAGAATCTGATTCTAAGAATACAACTGTTCATTTTGGAGATTCCTCTATTCTTATAAATAATCGAACAGGAAAAAAAATACTCGACATTCATGAATCATTGAACAAAACAAACAAAAAGAAGTTTGAAAAGATGTTGAATGAGGATATTATTTCTTTCAAAAAAGCAATTAACTTTGTGGTAAAGGTACGATAAATGGCAAATCTTATAAGAGAACAAAGGCTGATCGATAATAACAAAAGAGCATTGTTAAAATATACAATGACTATCGATTCTGCTGTTGCAAATTCTACATTAGTCGATGTTTCTACTCTTAGATTTGCTCTCAATGCTAACAGTTATATTATGACTTCTAATGCTGATTCAAGACTCAATTATAGAACAACAGTCAAAAGAATTTTTGGATCAGTAAAAGCTAATGGATATATTAAGCTTCAATGGCAAGGAAGTACAAATTCTGAAATTGCTGTCCTCAATACTGGAGATTTCAATTATGATTTCGAAAGTATGGGAGATGGAGCAGTAATAACAAATACTGAGACTGCTGGATCAAATGGAGATATTCTTCTGAGTATTATTACTCCTTCCAGCGCTGATGCAGCTACGATTTTTATTGATCTTCGAAAGAATCCTTCTGATTATGACCAAGGACAGACGGCAGACCCAGCAGCATTCAACAGAGGAAACTATTCACTATGAGTAAAGACTTACTAATCAATATTGCAAAAAAACATTTTACTGAAGCAAATGAAATGTTTTCAAGTATCATCATGGAAAAAGTTCAGGAAAAGCTGAACGAAAAGAAAAAGATGGTTGCTGCATATTCTTTGGGTACTTCAATATCAGAAGGTAAAATTCGAAAGATGATCAATAAGATTGGTCAGACAGGTAGAATTATAGCTGCCGCAGAAAGGCTTAAGAAAAAGCCAAGCGATAGGCCAGGCAGAGAAGCTGAAATTGATTCAAGACAGCTTAAGACAGTAACAGATGTTATTCCAAAAAAGAATCCTAAGGGACTTGCAGAAGGAAATAAATCTCCAAAAGAAGCTGTTCAGAGTATTCTAAACAAACACTTTCAAAAAAAGAAATTCATGTCAGATAAAGATGCTCTAGAAAAATCTTCAAATGAAAGAGAAAAAGATCCAGAATTTCAGAAGTGGAAAGAAAAAAGAAGTAAAAAGTAATATGGATGATGATTCTCAAGAAATTCTGTCAGAAGCTCCACGGACTAAAATAGTCCGACTTCGAATCAGAAATGGAAAAGTTCAAAGAAGAAAAAGAGTTTCTAATGTCGCTGGGTTCACTCTCCGAAGTGGTAAACTTCAAAGAATGTCTGCTAGTGAACGACGTAGAAGAAAACTTGGTGCCAAAAGAGCTAAACTTAAAAGACGAGCAAAAATGTCTAGGATCATAATGAAAAGAAAGAGATCAATGCTCAAAAGAAAGAGACTAGGATTCTAAACAAATGAAATTTATTAGAGAACAAATAGAAGACGTTAATTATCTGATCGAAGATGTAGGTGGTAAGAAAAACTATTTTATCGAAGGAGTTTTCTGTCAGGCAGAACAAAAAAACAGAAATGGAAGAGTATATCCATATTCTGTCTTGGATAGAGAAGTGAGCAGATATAATAAAGAATATGTCGGTCAAAATAGAGCATTTGGAGAACTAGGTCATCCAGATTGTTTCCATCCAGGTACAGAAATTTTAACAGAGAATGGATGGAAACAAATCAATAAAACCTTAGTTGGAGAAAATGTATATTCTCTCTCACTATCTGGAAAAGTTGAATTAGTTCCTGTTTTAAAAACTTTCAATGAATCATATAAAGGAAATATGATATCATTAGAATGTAGAGGAATGAAAACAAAAGTTACTCCAAATCATAGATTTGTTTTGTATAATTCATATACACAGTCTCAAATTTTCGTAACTGCTCAAGAACTATATGATAATAGAGAAAATCTTAGAAGTAAGTGGAGAGACTTTTTCATTCCTAAGAAATTCTTAAGTTCTATTGAAAGAAATATAGAAACATACCAGGTAGGAAAAAATACTATCGATTTAAAATTGTTTAGCGAGTTCTTTGCTTGGTATCTAGCTGAGGGTTGGACATCTAAAAGAAAAGATAGAAAGAATTCATATATTGTTGCTCTATGCCAAAATGAAGGTGAGAAAGCAGATATTCTGAGAGAAATTTTGAAAAAACTACCATGGAATTTTTCAGAATATAAAAGAAGAAATGGTAAAAATATTATTTGGAAATGTCATAATCAAGAACTGGCAAATTATCTGTTTCCTCTTGGTAAATCTTATGAAAAATATATTCCAAAAGATTTCATATTATCTCTTTCTACTGAACATGCAGAAGCATTTATAGATTCATACATACTTGGAGATGGAAGAGGAAAAAGAAATAAGAAGTATTTTAAATCAGATGTGTTCAGTACATCAGAACGACTAATAGACGATATATGTCATATCGCATCTATTGCTGGCATTGCAACAAGAAACCACAAAAAAATAGCTGAAAAAGACTCTAGTATTGGCGATAGAGTCATTAAAAAAGAAAATAAGAGACCATTATATTTTTGTCAAATGTTGACGACAAAAGGAATATATATGGATTCTAGACAGCTGTCAATTGATGTTGATTCTGAATATGATTCTACTGTTCATTGTGTAACTGTTAAAAATGGAACTTTCTTTGCAAGAGATTCTGGATATACATTTTGGACTGGAAATTCCCCCTCAATAAATCTAGATCGTGTTTCTCATATGATTACAAAGCTTTATCCTGATGGAAATAATTTCATAGGTAAAGCAAAGATTATGGATACTCCTATGGGAAATATTGCCAAGGGACTTCTAGATGGAGGAGCTAAGCTCGGAGTATCTACAAGAGGTGTAGGTTCTCTTAAGCCAGTCAATGGATATCAATTGGTCCAAGACGATTTCAAACTTGCCGTCGGCGCGGACATTGTTGCCGATCCATCTGCTCCCGATGCTTTCGTCTCGGGCATCATGGAAAACTATGATTGGTGGTATGATTCTGCTTCTGGAATATGGCAGAAAAAATACATCGAAGAATCTAGAAAAAAGATCAAGACTATTTCTAAGAAACAAATAGAAGAAAAAGCAATTCAACTTCTTGAAGGATATTTAAAGTCTTTCTGAAGGAAAAGTGGAAAAAAAGAAAAACATAAATAGTTGATAAATTTCAAGGAGAATTTACTAATGAGATCACTAACTGACACAGCAAAGGCTATTCTGGTAAAGGAGTCTGACGATCCTACTCCAGATAAAGATGCCAAGTTGATGACACCAAACAAAGCTACACTCCGCCCTGGTGCTAAGGCTGTGGAAGGTAGATTCGCAAATCCCGGTGCAATGTCTCCAGGAGAAGGTGAATATGAGGACCTAGGTCCAGCCGCAGTTAATCCAACAGATGTTCCTCCTTCCGCTAAGGCAGCAGGAGCAGTAAACAAAGATAATTCTAAGTCTGCTCAATCAGCCGTTCCTTCTGAACCATCAATGATGGAAGAAGAAATTGAAATTTCTGAAGAACTTGAAAGCTTCATCAATCAAATGATGGAAGAAGGTTATTCAGAAGAAGAAATTTCAGAAGCTATCGCTGAAAACTTTGAAATCGTCGAAGAAGAAAAAGAAGAAAAAGAAGAAGATGACGATGATGATGAAGAAAAAGTGGACGAAGAAATCGAATCGATAGACGAAATCCATTCTTCAAAAGCTTGGCAAGCTACTGAAAAAAGTCGACAAAGAGCAAGTGAATATGCAAGCTCGGCGGCTTTGGATTCTACAAAACCTCGTGAACCCGGTTTGTCAGCATATAATGCTGAAAAGAAAAGATCAGAAAAGTTTGCCAGTTACGCTAGAGAAAAAGAAAAAAAAGAACAGAGCCAAAAAGATGCTGAAAAGATTAAAAAGACTGCATCTCCTGCATTTCAAAGAAGAATTGGAATGAAAGAGCATGTTGATGCACTTCTAGAAGGTGAGAATCTTTCAGAAGATTTCAGAGAAAAAGCAGAAACTCTATTCGAATCTGCTGTAACTCTTCGTGTTAATGAAGAAATTGAAATTCTTGAAGAAGCATATGAAAAAGCTCTTGAAGAAGAACTTCAGATAATCTCTGAGAATCTTTCAGATAATATTGACAGCTATTTGAATTATGTTGTCGAAGAATGGATGAAAGAAAATGAGATTGCCATTGAAACTGGTCTAAGAACTGAAATCACTGAAGAATTTATTTCAGGGCTTAAGAATCTATTTGCTGAAAGTTATATTGACATTCCAGAAGAAAAAGTTAATGTAGCTGAAGAACTTGGAAAGAAAGTTGAAGAACTTCAAAACAAGTTGAATGAGCAAATTGAAACAAATATCGAACTCAAGAATAATCTTCTTGAAGCAAGTAAGTTTGAAGTATTCGTCGACGCATGTGATGGTCTAACTGATACACAGGCAGAAAAGCTAAGAACTCTAGCAGAATCTGTAGAAGCATCATCTATCGAAGAATTCCAGACTAAAATCAAAGTTCTAAAGGAAAGTTATCTACT